TATCACTATGATGATCTCTGTGGCTGGCTACTGAAGCAGCAGGAGAATATGTCAGACTATGAAACTATACCGTGGGAGGTGGTGAAGATACCTGCATGGCTAGATGAAGATGCAGCAGAACTACTTAACCTGCCTGTAGGGGGCAGCTACTTCCCACAGTGGAAGCCAGATGAAGTACTAAGGGTAGATGAGAATGAGATCAAGGCAAGTAATGGTAGCCGGTACTGGAACGCTCTCTACATGCAAGACCCCACCCCAGAAGAAGGCGGAATAATAAAAAAACGCTGGATCAAGGATTGGGACTCTGGTGATCCACCCTCATGTGATTTTGTCATACAAACATTTGATACTGCATTCTCTACGTCAAGTACCGCTGACTACAGTGTGATACAGACATGGGGTATCTTCTACATGTACAACCAGACAGATGATGGATACGAAGACTTCGCACCTCACCTGATACTACTGGGTAATATCAAGGGCCGCTTTGAGTATCCAGAACTAAGACGGCTGGCACAGAGACTATACAATGAACATAGACCTGATGTCTGTATGGTGGAGAAGAAGGCATCTGGTCAGTCTCTCATACAGGATATGCGTAGGGGTGGCCTACCAGTAATGGAATACCTGCCTGACAGAGATAAGGTATCCAGAGTTTATGCAGCAACGCCTATCATGGAAGCTGGTCGCCTATGGATACCCAAGGGTAAGAAGTGGGCAGATGACCTCATAGAAGAACTTATACGGTTTCCCAATGCAGCGCATGATGACCAAGTGGATGCCCTCACTATGGCTATTCACTATATGAAGGACTCATGGCACCTTACACACCCTGATGATCCAGAGTATGATGACGAGCCTAGTTATAAACCAGCTACTTACTGGAATGTATGATTTGGGAAAATGAAGAAAGTATGCTATACTAATAGCATGACTAAAAATATAACTTATCATTATGGCACTAAAAAAGATATAGTGCCTCTAGCCAATCTTGCTGCAAAAGGACACGAAGAAGCTAAGTTACTAGGTGACTTTAATAAAAAAAGATATGCAGAATATTTGTTAAGAGTATTTAATAATAATAACTTTTTTTATTTAGTAAGAGATAATAGAAGATTAGTTGGAGCTTTAGTAGCATATAAATTTAATTTTGTTTGGGATGCTAAACATATAAAAACAATGGATTGTTTTTGGTATGTCTATCCTGAGTATAGGGGAACAGTAATGGGAATTAAACTTTTAAAAGAATATAAGAAATGGGCAGAATCTCTTCCTAACTGTTTAGAGATTGGAATAGCTACGTCTGTTAATATGAACGTAGAGAGAACTGCTAAACTTTTAAATAAATTTAATTTTAATACTATTGGAACTGTTCATAGGTTAGCCCATGATTAAAGACATACAGACGCCATCTTTTTTTATTAAAGATGGGATGAATGATAACTCTTCTTTTCGTTGGTGTTTCTGTCCTGACGGTTCTGGCGATGTAGGTGATGCAGGTGGTCAAGATGCAGTTGGTTATGGCGGTGTTGCTGATGAAGATATAGGTAGTGGAGTTGAAGATTCTCTATCCGTAGATGAAGCAAGAGGTGTGGTAGAAGCACAAGCTATTTCTCCGGCAACTCAAGCACAACTAGACGCACAACGAGAAGCAATGTCTGCAAGATCAGCAGCAGAAAAAGCTGAAGGCTTGCAAGACTTAATGGACATGGGTATATATGGATATAACGAAGCTGTTAATGCAGGTTTTATAGATGCTGTTGATAGAGCAAATCAACAAGCTGAGATAAATCTTGCTTATGATATAGCAGATAAATATGGTCTTAATCCTAGTCAAGTACAACCGGGATTTATGCAAGACCCTTCTCTTGGTCCTCAAACTATGAGCTATAGAGGACCGGGATCATTTAATGCAGCAACATCTGAAATGGCTACTGCTGCTGGTATGCTTGCTGCTAACTTAGTTGATATGACACCGGGACTTTTTGGATTAGCTAGAGGATTAGCAGGGTTTGGTCGTAAAGATTCTTTTGCAGGTCTGGTTGGTCAAGCAAGAGGTCAAAGCCGTGATGAACAAGCAGAAAGTCTTTCCAGTAAAGTACAAGGTTATATGGACGAACGTGCTGCATCTCAAAGAGAAGCAAATATAGCAGCTAGAGGTGAAACTGATCCAAGCACTGCTGGTATAATAGATGATTATGAAGAAGAAGTATCACAACAAGGAGCGTTTTCTGCTCCAAATGTTGCTGATATATCTGCACCAGATATTGCTGCACCCTCAAGTTTTGATACTGTAGATTTAACAGGTGACGTTCCTTTTATTCCTTTAGCTGAACCTATACCTTCTGTACCTACACTAGCACCTGAACCAGCAGTAGAAGTTGTTAGAGCGCCTGTAACCAGAAGACCTGCAACAGATACCTTCGGTATTCTTGAAAGAATATATGGACCTGATGTAGCAGCAAAACTTTTACCAACTAGGATAGTATAATGGCAACAGAACGTAATCCTTTTGATCGTATACCAGAAGAAGAAACAAATGTTGTTCCATTAATGGATGAGTCAGAAAACATTAATGCTACTTTTGAAGTAGATGAAGATGGTGGTATTATTGTAGACTTTTCTGAAAATGTAGAAATGGAAGCCTCTGAAGATATTGCTGAATGGTATGGTAATATGGCAGAGGATATGGATGAAGACGATCTTGCTGATATTGCAGCAAATGTACTAGATAACTTTGAGGCTGATAAAGATTCCCGTGCTGAGTGGGAGTCTATGTTTGAACGGGGCTTTGATCTTCTAGGTCTAAAGCTTGAACAAGGATCAGAACCTTTTGAGGGTGCATGTACTGCTGTGCATCCGCTCTTGATTGAGTCTGCTGTTAAGTTCCAATCAAAAGCTTCTGGTGAATTGTTTCCTGCCAATGGTCCTGTAAAAACTAGAATACTTGGTAAGTCCACACCAGAAAAAGAACTACAGGCCAACAGAGTTCAGAACTTTATGAACTATCAGGTAACGGAGCAGATGCCTGAATACTTTGACGAGTTTGAAAGAATGCTGTTCCACCTACCCTTGATTGGTTCTGCATTTAAAAAGTTGTACTATGATGCCACTGTGAAGCGGCCCAAGTCAGAGTTTATTCCCATTGATCAGTTCTATGTGTCATACTATGCAACTGATCTGTCCAATGCAGATCGATATACTCATGTTATCTATCGTAGCCCTATTGAATTACAAAGAGATATTAAAGCTGGTGTTTATGCGGATGTTGAATTAAGTTCTCCTGCTGGATATCCAAGCACTTCCTTCAGCGAAAAGATGGACACAATTATTGGATTGTCTCCTACTTCAGATCACGATCCACAGTATGTTCTTCTGGAGCAACACTGTTATCTTAATATTGAAGACGAAGATGAAGCCTGTCCATATATTGTAACTGTTGAGGAACAGTCCAGACAGGTACTAAGTATTCGTAGAAACTATAAGCAAGATGACCTGAACAAAGAAAAAGTAAATCACTTTGTACACTATAGATTTGTTCCGGGCTTTGGTTTCTATGGTCTTGGTCTTATACACTTCCTTGGTAATTTGACTATGAGTGCTACTGCGGCAATGCGTTCGCTAATAGATGCAGGGCAGTTTGCAAATCTACCGGGAGGATTTAAGGCCAAAGGAGTGAGGATGGTTGGTGACAACTCTCCTATTGCTCCCGGCGAGTTCAAGGAGGTTGAGGCAACTGGTATAGATTTGTCAAAGGCTATTATTCCCCTTCCCTACAAAGAGCCTTCCTCTACTCTATTCCAGATGTTGAATTTTGTAGCTACTGCTGGACAGAAGTTTGCAGACAGCACGGAGCAGGTTATCTCCGATGCTGCCTCCTATGGACCCGTTGGCACTACTATGGCTTTACTTGAAGCTAGTAGTAAGTTCTTCACAGCAATTCATAAAAGAGTACATAAATCTCAGAAGGATGAGTTCCGTATTCTTGCCCGTATTGACTATGACTATCTTCCCACTGAATATCCCTATGATATTCCATATGAAGATCGTAGTATCTTTAAGAAGGATTTTGATGGTCGCATAGATATTATTCCAGTTAGTGATCCTAATATTCCTAGTAACGCACATCGTATGATGATGGCGAACATGGCTCTGCAAATGGCACAACAATCACCACCGGGAATGTTTAATCTGGAAGCCCTGAATAGAACTATTCTTAATGCAGCTAACATGCCGAATGCAGATGAGATACTTCCACCTAAGATTGAACCTAAACCAATGGACCCTGTATCTGATATCATGGCTGCTACAAAAGGTATTCCAATCGGAGCTTTCCCCGGTCAGAACCATGATGCACATATACAAGTAAAGATGGCTTATCTGCAAGACCCTATGAATGGTGCTAATCCTATAATGGAACGTGTGGCTCCTATTATTCAAGCTAACATTCAAGAACATTCTGTTATGAAGTATCAGGAACAGATGAGTGGTATTGCCGAACAGATGATGCAACAGGCTCCTGAACAAATAAATAATCCAGCCGCTGCTGAGATGGCTATGGCACAAGCAGCGCAACAAATTCTTAATGCTAATCAGGCAATGGGCATGGCTCAATCTCCTGAACAGCAACTGGTATCTCTGGAACAGGCCAAGGTTGAACTTGAGAAACAGAAGCTTCAGGCAGATACAGCAACCAATGCAGCAGAGCTTGAACTAAAAAACAAGAAGCTAGAGCTTGAAGAAAATGAACAAATCATTGGTATGATGAAAGCAACTGCAACTGATAATCTAAAACGAGACAATGCAGAAGCTAATCGTTCCAGCAAGGAAAAACTAAAACAGATGGAACTGATGACAAAAGCAATGATTGAAGAGTTTAAATTAAATAAAGAAGATGAACGAGAAGTCATGCGTAATATAAAAGATATGCTTGATAAAGAAATGCAAACAAAGGCAGACATGGATACACAGGCTTTGAATGCTCTGGTACAAATGGCTGTTCAACAACAACAGGAGATGACAAATGATGAAGAAAGGTAAAGGATATCCTGAACACGTAAAGGATACCGGAAAAAGTTTTGGCGATCCCTATGCTGAAGGAATTACGGGTGGACGTACCACACGTAGTTCTCTTAATGAGTGGCCCAAAGAAACATGGGAAACCCCGAAACCAATTAAACCCACCCGTAAGAGTACCATGTACATCTAGGCATGGACATTTGGGATGAAATAATAACTGAGTACAATAAAGAAATTAACAGTTTAAGATTAACATTGGGTAATGGTTCTGCGGAAGATTACGCACACTATCGACAAATTGTTGGTTCTATCTCCAGCCTAGAGTGGGCAAGAGATAATTTAACAGACATTGTAAAAAAACGAATATATATGGAGGACGAAAACTAGAGATGCAACAAGTAGGTTTAGGCGGCGCACTAAAAAACGATATGTGGATTACTGAGGATGACGCCCCCGATCCCAGCCCACTACCCACCCTACCGGGATTTCATGTCTTGGTAAGACCAGTTACAGTTAAGAGTGTAACAAAGGGTGGTATTCTTTTACCAGATTCTACTAAAGAAGATATGTCTTATCTCACTACTGTCGCACAGGTTTTAGCGTTAGGAGACTTGGCATATATGGATAAAGAAAAATTCCCAGCAGGAGCATGGTGCAATGTAGGTGACTACGTATGCTATGGTAAACATGCAGGAACCAAGCTATTTTATAAGGGTATCAGACTTATTCTTCTCTTTGATGATCAGATTATTATGAAAGTAGAAGATGCTAAAGACCTTGATCCAACTTTTAATTTAGGAAAAGGTTCTAACTAATTTGGGAAAATCACTATAATGTGATATAATATAATAAACGTAAATCGTTTGTTTCGTAAACAACGGAGAGTATAATGAGTAATGAGAATGACGGTTGGGAAACTGTTACAGTTCCAGAAGATAAACAAGAAAGCACACAAGTTGCTTTTGAACTTGAAGATGATGAACAAGAAGAAATAGTAATAGAAGAAGAAGTACAGCCAGAACCTGTTCAAGAAGTACAGGAAGAAGTTGTTGAGGAAGAAAAGGAAGAGCAACCTAAAGAACTTGAAGGCATAGAAACTAAAGGCGCTGAGAAAAGAATAAGACAACTAATTAGGCAGCGCAAAGAACGTGAAGAACAAATTCAAAAACTTATGCAACAAAACGAAGAACTTCAAAATAATCTAAAAGTTAAAGATAATGAAGTAGATAGTATTGCAACTCGTAGTCTTAATGCAAATGAAAAACAGTTAACTCAAAATATCGAACTTGCTAGACAGGCTTATATGGAAGCCTTTGAAGATGGAGATAAAGAAAAAGTTCTTAAAGCACAAGAGATTTTAAATAATGCTCAATCAGATTTAAAAACTGTTCAAAACTATAAGAATAACCTTGCCACTAAATTAAAACAAAAAGAAGAACAAGTAGCAGCTACACCACAGCCTGTACAATCACAGCAGCCTAGCTATGATCCTAAAGCAAATGAGTGGGCAGAGCGTAATGAGTGGTTTGGTAAAGACACAGTTAAAACAGCAGCCGCTCTAGCATTAGACGCTGAATTAAAAGAACAAGGATATGATCCAAATGATGAAGAGTTCTATGGAGAAATTGATCGCCGCCTTGAAATGGCCTTTGGTCAAGCTTCAAATCGTGTGCAGGAAACTGAGGAACAAAGTAACTCAGGCACGTCACAACCTGCTCAAGTGGTATCGGGGGCTTCACGCTCGTCTCCGTCCGCAGGAAAAAAAGTCAAGCTCTCAAAAGAAGACGTGAGATTGGCTAATAAATGGGGTATCCCACTTGAACAGTATGCCGCCGAAAAGCTGAAAGTTAATCAGGCTGATGGCGAATATACTAATGTAAATATGTAAGCGTGGAGGAAAGAATATGACACGAAATGAATCACGTAGTGAGAACATGAGAGAACAGAATACTAGAGAAGAAGATTGGACCTTTGAAGAACCCAATGCCCTTACCATTCCAGAAAATGTGCAAGCACGTTTTGATAACGAAGGTATGGCATTACGTTGGATACGAATCTCCCTTCAAGGTCAGGATGACATCACAAATGTTGGCAAAAAGCTGCAAGCGGGATGGGTCTTCGTAACTCCAGATGAAGTTCCTGAAATGGCTCTAACATCCTTCGTGAGGGATGAGGGCAGGTATCAAGGCTCTGTGTGTCGAGGAGATGTAGCCTTAGTTAAAATGCCAGCCGGAAAAGTGAACGCTCGTAGAAAATTTTATGAGGGTAAAGCAAATGATCAGATGGATGCGGTTAATGCACAGTTGATGAAAAGCTCTGACTCTCGTATGCCTATTTCTAATACGAGTCGTTCTGTTACAACACGGGGAAGACAACCATCCTTTCAGGATTAATTCCCCATAATTAAGGAGATGAAACATGTCTACTACTAAAGCATTTCGTGGTTTCATTCCTGCTCGCAAAAAAGGCGGTGGCTACAATAACGAAGCCGTCACGGATATGATTACGCTTACCTCAACGGGTCAGGCGCAGTCACCATCCAACAGCATTTTCACTGGTGATCCGGTTGTTCTTCCGGGTGCAAACTTTGCAACGATCTCACCGTACATTGCTGCTACCCTTAAAGCCTCTGGTG